TTTGTGTTTTTGGAGTTGGAACCCGGAGACAATGAATTGGTATTCACTGGAACTGGGAGCGTAACGATCAGCGGTCGATACCTTTATAACGTCGGAGCATAAGAAAGGAGGCCAGAGGTGTACCTGGACTATTCTAAATTGGAAGCCAGCCAGATTAAGCAGCCCGCTTTGCGGTTGCAGACTCTGGCCGGTAAAGAGCTTGGGGTTATCCCTTGGGTCAGTAACCTTAATTTTGAATTGAACTATGCGGATGTAAGCCGCGTTGAGTTCGATGTCCCTCGGCATTCCGATGGGAAAATCAATCCGGTTTATCGTTTGCTGACCAGCTACAAAATGCTGTTTACCGAACAGCTTGGTATCTACATTCTTCAGAGGCCGGCTACATCAGGTGACGGTGTATCTGAGGTAAAGCATATTACCGGATACTCTATTGAGCAGCTTTTTGAGAAAAAGAAACTCTATTTGGAAGAAGGAACGTATAACTTCTGGAATCCTGTTCAGCCGGAGGATACTATTCTGGGCCGTATTCTGGAATTGGATACGACATGGAGTATTGGGTATGTTGACCCCAAGCTGATTGGATGTTATCGCACCTTTGACGAGTACGATAGCGACGCCTTGAGTTTTTGCTATGGCAGTGCTATGGAGAAGTATAACTGCACGATTGTGTTTGACGTGTACGCCAGGACAATTAGTGCTTACGACGCAGGCAAAAGCCGTGGAACCGTACCTATCTATCTGAGTTATCAGAATTTGGTGGACGCGGTTGATCTGGAAGAGCTTACCGATGATATGGTGACAAAGCTCCATCTGTACGGATCGGACGACCTGAGTATTCGGGATGTAAACCCGATCGGCACAGACTACATGGTAAACCTGTCATACTTCATTTCCAACGGCGATTTTGATGTGATCGCCGAGGGCAGCACAGTTACTTTGGCCGAGCGTGTCAAGAGCTGGAATGCTGCAATTAAAAGCAACCAAACTCACTACACCAATCTGGTAGCAGCACGGGCATCCAGAACCGCCCAAAGGCTGGCGGAGGAAGTGACACTCGCTTCGCTGAAAGGCGATTTGGAAGTCCTGACTACGCAACAAAGCGTAATTATCCAGACAATGGCTCTGGAATCCACTGCCGCTGGAAAGACAAGTCAACAGCAACAGCTGACAGAGATCAATGAGAAAATCTCTGCAAAGAACTCTGAGATTGAGGCGCAAGAAACAGTGATTGCGAATTTGCAGGCAGAGATTGATCGGTATACCACTGATATTCAGGGTGTTGTAGAGCAGCTGTCTATTTCCAAGTATTTCACAAAAGCCGAACAAAAAATCCTCAACCACTATTTGATTGAGGGCGAAGCGGCAGAAGAAACTTTCGTTGCGACCGATGTAGATACATCGGCTTCTGGTGCCATCTCCACATTGCAGGGGGAGGTTACATTGACCGGGGCTGATATTGCACAGGCAAGTCTTAACGGTAAAAGTATGTATGCTATTGCGGGCGGCGTTTTGAAAATTGCCAGCGCAAAGCTGACGGCAGACATTGTGCGTGGTACTTTGGAGGTTAACCCAAGTACAAACGAATATGTACTGACGGTGTACATGGGATCTACGACGTTTGATGAGCATAGCTTCCCGAGCGGACTTGTTACTGCATCCGGCATACTTTCTCAGTTCAGCAGTGATATTTCTCCTGTTTCTCAGGATGGGGTAACGGAGAACAAAGGCACCCGGATTTCTTTTGAGGCGGGCACATCCAAGCTGTTTTTCACAGTAAATGTGAACGAGTATCAAAAATATTCTGTGGCGCAAGAGCTGTACGCATTTGGCGAAGAGCTTTTGGATGAATGGGCATGGCCTGTTTACGAGTTTTCCATTGATACGGCTAATTTCTTGTTCCAGAAAGAATTTGAGCCGTTTAAGAATAAACTGGAGTTCGGCAAGAGCATTTATCTGAACGTCGGTGATGGTGGTGTGATCGAGCCGAAGTTGATCGGGGTAGCTCTGGACTTTGAGAACCCCGAGAAGTTGACATTGACCTTTTCTAATCGTTTCCAAAAACGTGACGTAGTTGCGAATTGGCTGAGTGAGGTCAATAAGGTCAGTGCGTCCAGCCGCAGTTTTGATACCAGCAAATACCTCTACAACAGAACTGCGAATAAGACTACTCAGGTTTCGCAGTTTATGGAGAACGCCTTGAATGCGGCAGTAAACACCATTATTGGCGCAAGTAATCAGAGCGTTGTGATCAATGGTGCGGGCATCCAAGTGGGCGGTGACAGTAAGTATCAACTGCGTATCGTGGACAACATGATTGCCATGACTGACGATGGTTGGAAGACTGCTAAACTGGGTATCGGTCGGTTTTACTCCGATGCGAAAACAGGTCTCAAAGATGATAAGGGTAACGATATCCTGATTGGAGAGACATGGGGTATCAATACAGAACTGCTTGCGGGTAGTCTCATTATTGGTAACAACCTCGTCTTGGAGAACGCCAACGATAACGGCGTAATGCAATTCAAGGTGGACGCCACCGGAGCGTGGTTGTATAACGCCTCGTACATTATGCAGCATGACGACGGCGGCCTGATGATCTTCGATCCGAAGTATGGTATCGTGGCCGGCAATAAGCTCCTGTTCAATACTAACGGTACAACCGTGACCCCGGAGTTTATTGACGATTGGGGCGATATCAAGTTCGATGCGGACGGTATGCCTGAGAACGCAAACTTCTATCTGGATCTTCGAGACGGCAGCGCTTATTTCAGAGGAAGAATCAAGGCCGACTCCGGTTCGATTGGCGGGTGGGAACTGGCCGAGAATGAGCTTCATTGTGGATCAAACTCTACTTTTGTTGCCCTCAACTCTTCCAAGGATACCAATTCGCTGTATGCGATTTGGGCGGGTGCTACAAAACCTGAGAATGCAAAATTCTGGGTAAAGCGAGACGGCACACTGCACGCAAGAGATGGCGAGTTTAGCGGTACGCTTTCTGCCTCAAGACTGAGCGGAAATCTGACCGCCGATCCACAATCTGGTGGATGGCTGAAAGGCTGCGGTATTGATGTAAACAACGGCGCGTTCTATGTCGATCCGTCCGGCAATGTCACTATGAAGGGCAGCATCAATATGGCGGACGGCAGCATTACTTGGGGTAGCGGCAACAGCCCGTGCTTGGTGTTGTATTGCAGTATTGCCGCCTCACCTCCTACCGGGTCATACAACTCGTATCCGTCCAGGGGAAGTACCAGTTGGCACAAGTCTATCAATGACGGAGATCTCTATGCTTCTTATACCTACGATGGCGGAGTGACCTGGACTTCGGCGATTAAGATTCGCGGTGAAGACGGTCAGAATGGTAAAGACGGCCAGGATGGTATAGACGGAAGCG